TGAACTGAATATCTTTCTTCATCAAATGGATCAAAGAATGCACTAGTAATTCCACTACTTAAATTTCCAATGTTAAATGTCAGTTGTCCCCCAGACACTGATAATGAAGTCAATTGCTCTGATATTTTCAGAGTTGATCCAGAAAGATTTACAGATTCGATATTAGAATCTGGAAGTTCTGCATAGAGATATCCCTTATCTTGGTTTCTTAGTGCTGGAATTCCAAGTTTAATTTGAGAATATGTTCCATTAATTACTGTTCCTGAGTGAATACCAGAAACATTCGTAGAAGATGCGATTGTCAAAGATGATATGTTATTCGCGGTTACCCTATTAAAAGTTTCATCTCCAGATCCTGTTTGATATCTAATGATGTCACCAACTTTAACGCCTGTAAAATCCTTACCAGGACTTACTAGAGTATTTAAGTCACTAATAGTTCCCCCAACAACACCATTTGGAAGATTGATAGAATCTAGTAAAGAATCTGCAGTGAATGTTGGGAATCCAGAAACACCAGATTGATAAACGGATTTAATATCTCTAGTTCCATATACAACAATTGATGTAATTGTTGCAGAAACATCGATACCATTAATAATAAGTTGTTCTCCAATAGAAAAAGTTCCTGAAGTTTGTCTAATGTTTATTGTGCTACCAGTTCCAGAATCAACGGCAAATCCACTTGCACCACTATTTTTTCCTTTAATATAAGAAGATGTTATAAGACCTAAAGGAGATACTGGTGTATTTAATGTGAGGGAAGTATATGTCTGAACGTCATAAAGATATAAATCCCAATTTGTAGATGCATTTTGATATGCAGATCCTGTTAAATTGAATGTATATACTCTAGCGTCTCCTATCTTAGTTCCACCACCAGCAAACTGATTATAAAGTTCGATAGATTCTTTTTGTTTTGGTGCTCCGCTTACATTATTGACTCTTAACAAATTTCCCATCTCAAAGGGAATATTTGCAGTTGATACATTAGCAGTATCTCTTGGTTTTTCTACATCAATAATTGTATTTGAAATCTTTTCTACATTATAACCACCAACATAAGCTTCTCCAGGAGAAACTTTCACACACATTAAATTATCTGAAGGTGTGTTAAGTTGTTCTGTAGATTGATTATCAAAAAACAAACCATCATTACCCAACTTATCATTGAGTGAATTGTGTAATGATATTTTAAAATTTTCTAGTGCATAATGACCAGATTCTTCATAAGTTCTTTCTGCAATATAATCTCCAAGTCTATTCAGTTCAGTTTTATTTTCAATGAATTTTATTCTACCTTCTTCTACTCTAAGAAGTTCTACAAAATCTGTGTCATTAGTATCTGTAATTAACTTCTTTGAAAGTTTTAAATTAATTTGTAATCTATCTGCACCAGGTGCCGCATAATTAGTGAATCCTTTGGCATTATCATATAAAGAAGAATCGTCCTTAACATTGACAAGAAGTTCGCTAATTGACAAACCAACTCTATAAGATGGTGTATTTGTATAATTATCAAGTATTATTGTTTGCTTTGAAACATTTACAAAATATCCTCTGATAAAATATACTCCTTCACCAATTGATGCTGCCGACCCAATAGAAGTCGCATTTAAACTAATGAGAGATGCAAATGGAGTTCCGGCATTAATTGTGGTATTTCCGTAAATTATATTTTCTTCAGCAATTAATGCTTCTCCGTCTTCAAATTGATTGAAGATAAAATTATTATTGGAATCTACATATTTTACATAAATTGTAGGATCTTCTACATTTGCACCATCAGGAAGTGCAACATACTGTATAGTTGCAGTAGTGCCAGAAGTTTGACCTATAATTTTTTTACCTATAAATTTATTGAGATATAAAGATATATCAATACCAAACTCTGTTGAGTTTAACTTAACCGCATAAAATTGACCATCATAGGCAATATTTCCTGGAATTACTACCGTTCCATCTTTAAAAGTGTAACTTCCAAAGGATTCAATTTGATTTTGTAATATTGATTGTAGAGTTGTTAATTCTCTTGCCTGAACTGGAAATCCTGGCTTAAATAAGACTTTATAAAAGTTTTTAGATGAATCAAAATCATCATAATATGGATTGATATTTAAGTCTGTTTTTTGTGCCATCTTTTTTAGAATTCCAGAATGATTTTAACGTCTTCTTTTTGCCTAAGATTTCTTTCTACTTCGGGTCTGTTATCAATGTAAATAATATCTCCCGTCTTTTTATTTATCTCTGGTTCTGCAAGTCCGCCATTAAATTCCATTCCTAAATTTATTGCACCCTCAGAACTTCCTGTAAATCCTGCAGATACTGTTGCTTGAGAAGCAGTGGTAAATGTAATACTATCAGTATTATTAAAATCAACAATTTTAGCATTAACTCCAGTATCAGATCTGTCCTCTTGATTCAACCCATCAGTTAAAAACAAGGATCTATCTTTAAAATATTTCAATACTTTCGTGTCCCTATCATATGATGCTACCCATCCTTTTGCAATTTCTGTAGAAGATTGTGTCTGAGTAACTTTTTCTCCCACTGTGGGAGTTCCTGTATAAGAGGCATCTAATTTTAGTGCATATAAAGAAGAATAACTTGACCCAGTAAAAATAGTTGAACCGGAATATTGTGTTGGATTTTTGAGTATTCCAACTTGAGAAAATTTTGTATCTACTGGAAAATCTTTGGTAGAATCATCAAATCTTGCATAAATTAAAACTCTGTCAGCACCCAATTCTGTGTAGACATCATATCCATGCCCTTTAGATGGTGGAATAATTGGAATAAGAGTTGCGGGATCTGCTATAGTCCCAATTCTTCTTAAATTAACAATTCCATATGTATACCCCTTTCCACCATCTGTAACATTTGTAGAAGTAATCTTTCCATTGCTATCGGTACTTATTTCGACCTTTGCTCCAGTACCATCTCCTAAAATATCATATATTCCACCTACATAACCACTTCCACCATTTTCAATGTAAACTTTTTTAATTTGATTTTCTTCTATATCAGAATTAGCTTGTTCTCTAATTTCTTGAATTTGTGTATTTGAAGAAGTTGACCAATCATTAGGAAGAACAATATATTCCGTAGAGTCAAATTTAATTACGTCACTTGGAGAAATTGAGAACAAATATTTCCAAACATAACCATCAGAACCTGCAGTAAAAGGTTGTGGAACTGTAGATGTTGGTTCAAACTTTGACCTTTCTCCTTTTAAGTTATCTCCAGAAGAACCATTATCAATACAAATGTAAACTCTAAAGTCACTATTAATTACATAATAATTTGAATCATACAATCTACTGGTTCCAGAATTTGGAGTTGGATTGGAATAACTGTAATCATGCCTATACATATCATAGGCAGTATTTGTTGTCCACTGAACTTTTCTTATTACTCTTCTAATATTAGTGCTTGTAACTTTCCTACCAAATATCCCAGTGTCTTTATAATGGGATAGATATTGTAAATTGTCTATTGGACTTGGTGGTCCACTATCAGAAGTAGACCAATCGGAAGTTCTACCAAATCCAACCCCACTTGAATTTGGTAGACCCAAAAAAACATAATATGAATTATTATCATCCGATACCGAATCTATAAAATTACTTGCATTCAGTATTCTAAATTGATCTGTTACGACGGCAGCCATATTGACATACGTTTTTAGATATTTATAAGAGTTTGGGAAGAGCGCCTGTAAATCTTAGTCCAACATTTCTTCTTTGAATAATTGGATATGTTGAAAGACCAGATACAATATTTCCTGTCACACCTATGGAAATTGGATTGGATGACCTTTGTAACCCAGAAGTATTCGACAATCTTCCCCATGAATATCTGCCAACAGGATAATCAGATGTTCCTGTAGTGTTTATTCCAGAGATATCAGAACCAGAATGAACACGACAAGTTATAATACCACTTGTAGTATTCAAAGATTCAACATAGTAGATGTTATCAACATATTCAGTTCCAATGCCAATGACTTCACTGTCTGAAGAATTGATGGAAGTAACACCAGATCCAACTAAAGTATTAAAGATATAAATTGGATATCCAACCTGCAGTTGAGTACCGACCAAAGAATCTAAAGTAAACTCTATAGCAAGATTTGGTGTAGTTGTTGATGCAATTCCGACAACAGAACCAGATTCTCCTTGAATTGTTGTAAAATTCTTTATAAGTTCAATTGATTCATTACCAGTTGTCGTTGATATTGCAGCAGTTGATATTCCACCAACTATTAAGCAATCAAAAGAATTTAAATCTGGATCTTCATAACCAAATAATTCTGAACTGTCAACAAAAACTTCAGTGTCTACATTTGATAAATCGCCAATTATATTTGCCACAGGGAACACCTGAGATTCAATAGAGTCTCTTGCCTTAGAAACTACTTCACCATTTATATTTTTATCTGTTTTCTGCTTTATCCAACTTAGTGGTCTATATGTTTCAGTTATTCCAGGACCAGAATATAAAGTTGTTTCAAATTTATCAGAGAATGACAAGTCAGTAACAGTTCTCTTATTTTGAGAAGGAATATTTGGGTAATCATTACTCTTCAGTACCTGAACAACATCACCTTTCTTTATAGTTTCATTAATATCAGTAAATATATTAAAGTCTGCTGCAGAACCCTTATAGAAATAAATTGATACTTTATCCTCTGGTTTTGGTGCAGTAGTAAATATGAAGGATGTGCCTCCACCAAATGTATAATTGACACCAGGTTCTTGTAGAACACCGTTTATAAAGATTAATAAACAATTTTGTAGATTAATTCTAGAATCGGATTCTTTTTCAAAACTAATAAGTTCGCCATTGTAAAATAGAGGGAATGTTTTCCTTACACCATCTTGATAACTTGAAATAGAATCGATAAAATCCAGTTCACCAAATTCCCAAGCAGCAAATTTATCAGAGTATGTTTCTAAAACCGTTAATTCAAATTCATTGATAGGGGATGCCAATCTAGAATCTGTAACTAAACCAACAGGTTTAAATACATCTCCTCTTTGGAAGGAATAACCACTCTTACTGATATCAAAATCAGTCACTCCAAAATATGTTGATCCAATTCCAGTAGCATCTACAGATCCAACCTTTAGGCTAATGGATAATCCAATACCAGTTGTGGTTGTCGCTCCAACTCCAAGTCTAGAAACTCCAATAACAGAAAGATTTTCATAAGTTGGTTGTGCTACAAATATTTGTGGATTATTATATCCTGTTCCACCAGCACCAATGCTGAAGGAAAGTGAACCTCCAGCACCAACAACTGCAGTGATACTTGCAGGATCTCCACCAGCATCCTGAGTAGAATCATAAACAGTAACTCCAATAGAAGTTAATCCATTATAACCAGAACCATAAGATCCACCAGGAATTTCTGTAGTAATTCCAGCAATGGAACCTCCAGCACCAACTACAGCGGTAACAGATGCTCCGACAAGTGGTGCGAAACCAAGACCTGGGGTAGAACCTAGCGAAACTATAATTCCACCTCTTGGAGTTTCATTTTGGTTTACATCACTATCTGAAGTAATGTACTCTAAAGGATCGGATTTGGGAACAGTAATTCCAGAGAAAACAATAGTGCTTATTCCAGCGTTCGTATCTTCTAATATGGTGAAGTTTCCATTAGGATTATTTGGAGTTGTTGGTTGTTGGAAAATTCCGTTAATTAAAACAATACCACTACCACCAATGGTTCCAATGCCTGTAGTGTCGGCACCACCAACCTTCAATGTAAATGTTCTTCCTATTCCGTTAAATTCATTCGACAAATCATCATATATTTTATTTGTAGTATAAATGGATCTTAAGAAAACTCTTCCATTAAATTGAGAAGTTTCATAATCTAAATTATATTTTGTTTTTTCTATTTTGTCTCCTCCTCTTGGAGCATCTACAAAATGTATTTCATTTTCTACAATATTAAATGCTCCTCTATAAATGTTAACCTGTGTTGATGATGTGTGAGAAGTTGCAGAAGTTCCTACAAATCCCCTATCGGTTTGGACTAAATTAAATGATCCAGTGTTAGTAATTGGTCCAGTGCTTGAGGTTCCTAATCCAACATTGTTTACTCTAACATATTCTTCATCTATCTTTAGTATATCTGATGGATTTATAGAAGATATTCCACTTAAATTGAATATTGTAGTTCCAACACCAATAGAACCAGACAAAGTATGGGATACATTTGTAAAAATAAGAGGATGTTGAATGAGGTTATCAATTGCAATTATTGACT